GCAGAAGATGGCCGTCCTTCTCGCTTTAAGTGGATTCCAAATGTCAAAGTAACATTTCAAACTGATTTATATGGCATGGAAGTAACTCAGTATTATATCGAAGCTGTTGCAGTACCAATGTCAGGTGTCGGATCTCTTATTACTTTCCAAGCATTTGATGAAGGCATATTAGAGCGCGGATCTGAAACTATTAGAGCTGCAATCGATCTACGCAAAGCAGCAGTGCTAGCAGCATCCACACCAATGCCTAGCGGAGTGCTACGCAATAACGGTGCAGACTTAGATCCAAAAGAAGTTGCAGGACTACTTGCAGCATGGAAGAACGCACGCAATAATCGCAGCACCGCATACTTAACTTCTACTCTTGAATATCAGCCGACATCATTCTCACCTAAAGACATGATGTACGATGAAGCGCAGCAATTCTTGGCTACTGAAATTAGCCGTCTATGTAACATCCCTGCTTATATGCTTTCAGCAGAAGCAAATCAGAGCATGACATATGCAAACGTATTAGATGAACGTAAGCAATTCTTCTCTCTCAGCCTTGCTCCTTATGTTTGTGCGATTGAAGATCGTCTCTCAATGGATGACATCACTGCTCGCGGTAATGCTGTGCGCTTTGATGTTGATTCTTCATTCTTGGCAACAGAGCCAATGGAGCGTTTGCTAGTAATTGAAAAAATGTTATCTCTTGGCTTGATCACAGTTGAGCAAGCAATGGAGATGGAAGACTTGACACCTAATGGAAGCGAAGGACTGGAATAATGGAAAATCAGATAATTACTTTCTCATCTGGACTTATTGCCAATGTTGAAGAACGCCTAATCTCAGGCAAGATCGTGCCAGCAGGTACAGGCGAAGTGGGCAACACTTCAGCAGGGCGTGTTGTCTTCGAGTCTAACAGCATTGCACTTCCAGAAAACCCAAACACCATCAAGTTGCTGAACCAACACGACATGAAGCAACCTCTAGGCAAAGCCACACAATTCTCAGAGCAAGAAGATGGCATCTATGCATCATTCAAAATTTCACGATCTAATCGTGGATCTGAAGCTCTTATCCTTGCAGAAGAAGGACTCCAGTCCGGTCTATCTGTAGGTGTAGAAGTAATCAAGTCAAAGCAGAAGGGCAACGTGATGTTTGTATCCGCTGCCAAGTTGCTTGAAGTAAGTTTGGTAACAGAGCCAGCCTTTAAGTCTGCTCAGGTTATCGATGTTGCTGCTGAGGAAAATCCAGAAGCAGTAGAAGAAATCCAACCAACAGAAAGCGAGACAGCTGTGGAGAATACTCCAGAGACAGTTGCAGCACCAGTAGAGGCAGCAGCGGTTGAAGCTGCTCGTCCTGTTATTACTGCAACGACATTTGTGCGTGAGCGCATTGCACCAATCACATCAGCACAGTACCTAGAAGCAAACATCAAGGCAGCAATGGGAGATGACGAAGCTCGCCGCGTAGTTCGCGCAGCAGATGACTCAACATCTACAAACACTGGTCTTACACTTGCACCACACCTAAATACTTTCCTGACTGATACCTTCACAGGTCGACCAGCGTTTGAGGCTGCAACAACAGCAGCACTTATGGCAGAAGGCATGAGCTTTACAGTTCCTCGCCTTTACACCAACGCATCATCTGCTAACACTGCTCCAACAGTTGCAGATACTAACGAAGGTTCAGCACCATCTGAAACAGGTATGACATCTGCATACGACACAGTAGATGTAAACAAGTTCTCAGGATTGCAGCGTGTATCTTTCGAGCTAATTGACAGATCACAACCTCAGTTCATGGAACTAATGATGATCGAACTTCGCAAGGCATACGAGAAGGCAACAGATGCTGCACTAATCGCAGCGTTCACTGCATCTGGTACACAAGCAACATCAGTTGCGACAACAGCAGCAGGACTACAATCATTCATCTCTGTAGAAGGTGCAGCAGCATACAAGGGTACAGGCGGAGACTTTGCTAACAAGCTAGTAGCCTCTACAGACCAATGGGCGGCCATTACCGGATACGCGGATACCACCGGACGAGCACTGTATTCAGCACAAGGTGCAACATACAACGCAGCAGGTAACGCAGTAGCTTCATCTGTTCGCGGTAACGTTCTCGGTACTGACTTGATCGTTGATCACAACATCACAACATCAGGCATCGTTGATGATTCAGCCTTCTTGGTTGCACCATCATCTGTCTACTGCTGGGAGTCACCACAGACACAGCTTCGCGTCAATGTTTTGACAACAGGCGAAGTTGAGATCAACCTTTACGGATACCTAGCAATTTACATTGCTAAGTCAGGTAAGGGCGTTCGCCGCTTCAACATGACTGCTTAATAGCAGCACACTAAGTCGCTCTAGGGGGTCGGTAGCCCTCCGACTCCCTAGGGTCTTTAGAAAGGAATAGGAATGGCACTAACTACAGTCGCAGAACTCCGATCAACCCTCGGAGTCGGTACGCTGTACCCAGATGCCACCTTGCAAGAAGTTTGTGATGCTTCAGATGCAGTCCTACTTCCAATGCTCTGGAAGCCTCAGTGGTTCGCAGTAGCACATAGCAACATTGTGAACGAAGGCACTCTTTACTTTGACATTCCTGTCACAGACATCTTTTATGTTGGACAGACTGTAACTATTGCCAATTCAGGCAATCGATACAACGGATCTAAGACCATTGCAACAGTTGGAGAGTATTCAATTTCAGTTGCAACTAATCACAGCACAATTCAACCTAAGCACCCTATTGAGCCTTTTGGCACAGTAACAGCAGAGACTTACACAGACTGGACAACAGACACAGCAGTCCAATTAGCAGCTTTAATGATCGCTGTTGAAATCTGGCAAGCAAAGACAGCCACTTTATCTGGCTCAAACGCAGTCGATTTCCAGCCATCCCCTTATCGGATGTCAGCGCAATTGCTGGCGAAGATCAGGGGCATGATTGCCCATGCGCTAAGCCCTAACTCTATGGTGGGCTAATGCCTCCAGTAGCCATAACGACACTCCGCACTACTTTAGCCACTGCGCTAGTAGACAATGATAAATATCAAGTCTTTGCCTTTCCTCCATCTGTGGTATTGGCTAACTCTGTAATAGTCTCACCGGATGACCCTTATATAACACCTACTAATAATCAACATATTGGTATTAGCCCTATGGCATCTTTCAAGTTGCTGATTGTTGCTCCGTTATTTGATAACGAGGGAAACCTTAACGGCATAGAAGATTTTGTTTGTGGCGTGTTCGCTAAGTTAGCAGCATCATCTTTAACGTATAATGTAAGCGCAGTAAGCGCACCAAGTATTCTTAATGCTGGATCGGGAGACCTACTCAGCTGCGAGATGTCAGTCAGTATCCTAACGAGTTGGAGTTAATATGTCCGAGTGGGAAAAAGAGAATGAAGCCTTCCTGAAGAAAATCGGGCAGGTTAGCACCCCAGCACCAAAGCCAGTAACTACTAAGAAAGACGAGGAATAATCTCATGGCTGTATTTCTAAATAACAATGTGGGCGTGAAGATCAACACAGTCGATCTTTCAGACCATGTTACAGCAGTAACAATCAACCGCGTATTTGATGAACTAGAAGTTACTGCAATGGGTGACAGTTCACACAAGTTTGTAAAGGGTCTTGAGTCATCAACAGTGACAATCGACTTCCTAAACGACACAGCATCAGCTAACGTATTGGCAACACTACAGGCAGCATGGGGAACCACAGTCACCTGTGTATTCCTACAGACAAAGGGAACAGCAGTATCTGCTACAAACCCTCTTTACACTGTTTCATTGCTAGTGAACAACACAACAGATATCAACGGCGCAGTCGGTGACATTGGCACACAGTCAATCACATTCACTGCTAACTCAACTGTTGCAGTAGCCACTACAGGCACATTCTAAACAACTAAACAAAGGGGCAAACCATGGCAAAGTTAAAGATAGTTCGACTAGATGGAAGCGTATTAGAAGGCGAGATCACTCCAGCAGTGGAGTATTCGTTTGAGCAGTACGCTAAAAAGGGTTTCCATAAGGCGTTCCGCGATGAAGAAAAGCAAAGCGATGTCTATTGGCTAGCATGGGAAGTAACACGCAGGTCAGGTGAAACTGTTAAGCCTTTCGGGATGGACTTCATTGAGACACTTAAAAGTGTTGAGGTGCTTGACTCAGACCCTTTAGCTTAAAGCGCGATCTTCCGTTCACCTATCTAATCGCTAGGCTAAGCATTAGATTGGGAATCGCGCCACAGCAACTGTTAGAACTAGATAAGACCATGCTAGATGCACTCCTGCAAGGTCTCAGAGATGAAGCGAAGGAGGTAGACGATGCCAGCAAGCGTAAAGGGCGGCGTTGAACTCCGCAAAGCCTTACGTAAGTTTGCTCCTGATCTGGGTAAAGAAACTCAGAAGGAAAT